CAGCCCCGCCACAGCGGCGGCTTTGTGGAGCGGCGAAAAAGGGCGCATCGACTGCGGGCTTGCCATCATTGACACCGTGCCGGATGAGCAGTTCAAAGGGCGCTGGGTGCCCCACCTTGTCAACTTTTACACCGATGAGGCGGTCATCGTGCTGGAAATGGTGCAGAACCAGTGGCGAGCCACACGCCACCGGCACCGTATGGGCCGCCCTCTGATGGAGCCGCTGATCTGGAACGCCACAAGCGACAAACCCTTTGGCCGCTCCCGGCTGAAAAAGGCCATCCGCGCACTGATCGATGATTATGTCCGCATTGTTGCGAACGCCACCGTGGCGCTGGAGTTCGACACCACGCCCCAGAAATATCTGCTGGGCGTGACCGATGAGCAGTACGATACCATCATGAACGACAAGTTCAAAACCTATGTGGGCAGCCTGCTGACCGCCACCAGCAACCCCGAGACCGGCGAAAACCCGCTGTTCGGCCAGCTGGCCCAGGGCAGCCTGGCACCCCATGTGGAAAAAATGCGGATGACCGCCACCCAGTTTGCCGCCGCCACCGGCCTGACCGTGACCGATGTGGGCGTGATCAATGATGCCAACCCCACCAGCAGTGATGCGATCCTGGCCCAGAGCCAGACCCTGGTGCTGATGGCCCAGCAGTTGAACACCGGCAACGGTGACGCGCTGCGCACCATTGCCCAGATGGCCCAGGCCATTGCCCGCAGCGTGACGCTGGATGAACTGACCGAGGAGGAGCGGGACGTTATGGCCCACTTCAAGAACCCCGCCATGCCCAGCGTAGCCGTGACCGCCGATGCGGCCATCAAGATTGCCACGGCCCGGCAGGAGTTTGCCAGCACCGATACCTTTTTGGAGATGATCGGTTTTGACCAGGCGGACATTTTGCGCATCAAGGCCCAGGAGCAGCGGGTGCGGGGGCAGCAGGTTTTGTTAGAGGTCGAAGATGAAGCTGACGGTACAAACGTGGAGTGAGTATGTGGCCCGCCTGGCCCGGCTGAACCAGAGGGCCGGACAGCTGATGGCTGATTACATAGCCGCCCACGGCACCGGGGACACCGATGCATTGATCGCCTACGCCCACGCGCTGGTGACAAAGTACGGCGAGGGCAGCGCCGAACTGGCCTGCCAGATGTATGATGCCCTGGCCGCTGCGGCCAAAGCCGGGGTGCCTGCCGCCGAACCTGCCCAGCCGGCAAGCTATGGCGAGGTAGCCCGGATGGTGCAGGCCACCAAAGCCAGCCAGCCCCAGATACAGCAGGGAGTAAGCCGCTTAGTCAAGCGCGCCGGAGCCGACACGACCCTGAAAAATGCCCTGCGGGACGGGGCCGAGTTTGCCTGGATCCCCCAGGGCGATACCTGCGCCTTTTGCCTGACGCTGGCAAGCCGCGGCTGGCAGAAAGCCAGCCAGGCAGCCATCAAAGGCGGGCATGCCGAGCACATCCACGCCAACTGCGACTGTGAGTACGCGATACGGTTTGACGGGCGCAGCACCGTGGCCGGGTACGATCCGGACAAGTACCTGCGCCAGTACCGTGCCGCCGGCAGCGATGTGAATGCCTTGCGCCGGGTAAACTACGCCAAGAACCGGGAGCGCATCAACGCCCAGAAAAGGGCAGCGTATGCTCTGCGGCAGAAGAACCGCGGGCAGAAAGTTGCCATTACAGACATTGCCATACAAAAAGTGCCGTTGGTGGCCCCGAATGGGGCAGATCACCAGACGGCATTTTTTATACAGGAAACCCACAAGGAGCTGCTGCGGTTTGCCCAGAAGCAGAACGACAGCAACGAGGTTGCCTGCCTGCTGGACCTGACGACCGGCGAAAAGCTGGACTTTGTAAAGGGCGACCAGATCTCGGTAGACATTGAGAGGGATGCCGCTTCCTACCATTGGCTGCGCAATTCTCCAGAAAAAAGTCTTATGCTTTGCCATAATCATCCTGGGCAAAGTTATTTTTCTGATAGTGACCTTGTTCTTTTCCTTGAACACGAAGCCATCGGAACCTTATCTATCGTTACGAACCAAGGGAAAGTCTGGACTATCTCTAAGACTCAAGGTTACAACTTCAAGACGGCATTTTCTGAATTTAAAAAATGTATTCTAGCCAGCAATGGAAACCACGATAACGCAATTGACAGCTTCTTGAAAAATGGTTATAATTATGGCGTTGAGAGGAGATGATTGCATGCTGGATGGCAAGCCGATGACACAGGCGGAATTACTGGCCTGGTTCGACGAGATGGAAAAGAATGGCCCTGTCCCTGCAGGTCAATCTGATTCCGAAATTGAAAAATCTTGGCAAGCGTACAAGAAAGCGCACAATATTCAGTAAATTTTAACCACGATGCAAACGCACCGTGGTTTTTTTATGCCTGTTTCTGGCCGCATGAGGCCGGGGCGGGCATTTTTTATACCCAAAATTGCCCGGCATGGCGTAAAACTGCACAGCCAAGGCGGATGCGACCCGCGTAAACAAAGCGCAGGCGGAAAGGAACCCTTATGAAACGCGAAGAAGTCAAGAACAAGATCCCCGGCATTACCGATGAACAGCTGGACTGGCTGATGGGCGAAAACGGCAGGGACGTCACCGCCGAAAAGACCAAGGCCGCCAGCCTGCAAGGCCAGGTGGATGATCTGACCAAGCAGCTGAACACCGCCAAAGACGGCTTGAAAGCCTTTGAGGGGGTGGACGTGGCCGACCTGAAAGGGCAGATCACCAAGCTGCAGGGCCAGCTGACCGACCAGGCCGACAGCTTTGCCTTTGATGCCGCCCTGGACGGTGCCATCCGCGATGCACGCGGCCGCGATGTAAAGGCCATCCGCGGGATGCTGGATGTGGCGGCGCTGAAAGCCAGCAAGGACCGCACCAGCGACATCAAGACCGCGCTGGATGCCCTGGTGAAAGACAAGGCCTGGGCCTTTGATGCCGCCCCCGGCGGCTACCCCAACGTGAAAGACGGCGGCGAGGCCGCCGCCCGCGGCAAGGGCGGCATGGTGGACGGCGTGGAGGCTGCTTTCGCGTCGATGAATCCGAACTTGAAAGTGTAAGTTTTACAGAAAGGAGCCAATTATGGCACATGCAAATCAGGAACGCTGGAGCAAGCTGGTGGACGCTAAGCTGCGCAACCAGCTTGTGACCCGTGACAACTACATCTTTAACAACCGCTACGAGGGCGACCCTAAGGCGGGCAAGGTCAAGATCCCGGTGCGTGATACCGAGGTCTCTGTCAAGGACTACAACAAGGCCACCGGCATCGACCCCGAGGCCGGTACCACTACCTACCTGGAGCTGAACATCGACCAGGATGAGGCCGTGAACGAGCTGATCGACGGCTTTGATGCCGCCAGTGTGCCCGATGGCATTGTGGCCGACCGCCTGGACAGCGCCGGTTACAGCCTGGGCCTGTCCATCGACAAGAAGTCCATCGAGGCTTTGCAGGCCGCCAGCGGTGCCACCATCAGCGCCACCAAGACCGCCGCTACCGAGGCCAACGCCTACAAGCTGGCGCTGGAAGCCAAGCGCGTGCTGAGCCGCAAGGGCGTACCCGCCGATGGCCGCTTTATGATCGTCTCGCCCGAGTACCTGGAAGTGCTGATGCTGGATGAGCATTTCATCAAGCGCGGCGATCTGTCCCAGGAGATGGTGCAGGCGGGCGTGGCCGGTAAGATCGCGGGCTTCAACGTGTTTGAATCCAACAACATGGATTACGAGAACACCACCCGCGTGACCAGCAAGAAGACCACCACTGAGTTCATCTGCGGTCACCCGAACTGGTGCCACCGCGTGATGGAGTGGCAGGTTCCCGTCCACCTGCAGGATCTGGCCGGCAGCGGCAAGTACATCGGTGCAAGCGCCGTGCAGGGCCGCAAGGTCTACGGCGTCAAGGTCTCCAAGCCGCAGACCCTGTACATCAAGCGCACCGAGGCCTGATAAGGAGGGCACCCCATGGGATACGCCATTGTGGAGGAAGTTGAGGTCGGGTTCCGCACACTGACCCAGGAGGAACGGGAGCGGACGGCCGCCCTGCTGGAGGAAGCTGCCCTGGTGATCGATGCCTACGGCAAGGATGCTGACCCTGATGTAAAGCGGCTGGTCTCCTGCCGGATGGTGCGCCGCCTGCTGGGTGACGGCACCGGCGGCGAGACCCCGCTGTACCCCATGGGCGCTACCCAGGGGTCCGCTACAGCGCTGGGCTATACCCAGAGCTGGACCATGGGCAGCAGCGGCAGTGCCGGGGAGCTGTACCTCTCTAAGCTGGAAAAAAAGCTGCTGGGTGCGGGCAACCGCATCGGCGCAGCCAGCCCGGTGGAGGGGCTTTGCGATGCTGCGGGGGATTGATGTGGTGCTGTACGAGAAGCACCAGACCGGCGAGGATGCTTTCCATGCGCCGGTGTATGAAGAAACGCCCGTGACCGTGCACAATGTGCTGGTTGGTGCCCCGGACACCGCTGCCATCGTGAACGAGCTGACCCTGACGGGCAGGCGGCTGGCCTACACGCTGGCCCTGCCAAAAGGGGATAGCCATGATTGGCGCAACGTGACGGTGGAGTTTTTCGGGCAGAAATTCCGCACCTATGGGGATGTGGTACAGGGCATGGAAAGCCTTGTACCGCTGGCATGGAACAAACAGGTAAAGGTGGAGCGGTATGGCTAAGGTTGCAAAAATCAAACTGAACCGTGCCGGGGTGCGGCGGCTTTTGAAAAGCAAGGAGATGCAGGCCATCTGCACCGAGCATGCCGAGGAGATCGCCGCCCGCTGCGGGGAAGGCTACGCTGTGGACAGCATGCAGAAAGAGACCCGCGCCATTGCCACCGTGTATCCCCAGACTGCTGAGGCCCGCCGCGACAACTACCGCAACAACACCATAGAAAAGGCTTTGCGATGATCGAAACGACTGTTTTGGATTATCTGCGCGACCGGCTGGGTGTTCCTGTGACGATGGAAGTGCCGGAGGGAGCCTCCGGCACTTTTGTCGTATTGGAGAAAACCGGCAGCAGCAGGCAGAATTACATCTGCCGCGCCACTTTGGCCGTACAGAGTTATGCGCCCACGTTGTTACAGGCAGCACAATTGGACGATGCCGTGATCGAAGCCATGCTGGCTTTGCCCACGCTTGACCAGGTGGGGGCCTGCAAGCTGGAGCGCGATTACAATTTTACCGATACCGAAACCAAAAAATACCGCTACCAGGCGGTGTTTGCGGTGACTTATTACGAATAACCGCGTGTCCACACTGGACACGGGAAAGGAGCCTGTAATGGCAGACACCAAAAATGTAACCACCAGTAAGCCCAAGATCGGCGGCGCGGTGTACCGTGCGCCTGTTGGCACTACGCTGCCCACCGATGCCACCACCGCTTTGAATGAAGCGTTTGTGTGCCTGGGCTATATCAGCGAGGACGGCCTGACCAACGCGAACAGCCCGGACGGTGACAAGATCAAGGCCTGGGGCGGCGATACCGTGTATACCTACCAGAAAGAGAAGGACGACACTTTCCAGTTCAAGCTGCTGGAAGCGCTGAACCCCGATGTGCTGAAAACCGTATACGGTGATGACAACGTGACCGGCACCGTCCAGGCCGGGCTGACCGTTAAGGCCAACAGCAGCGCTGCCGAGGACAAGGCCTGGGTGGTGGAGCTGATCCTGAACGGCGTGCTGAAGCGCGTGGTCGTGCCCAAGGCCAAGATCACCGAGATGGACGACATCGTCTACGCCGATGAGGAAGCGCTGGGGTATGACATTACCATCACCGCTACGCCGGACACGGACGGCAACACCCACTACGAGTACATCAAGGAGAAAACGGCATGATCACCGGTAAGACGAAAAGCGGCTTTGTTTACGCCATCCCGGAAAAGCGCATCCACAACATGGAACTGCTGGACGCGCTGGTGGAAGTGGAGCGCGGCAGCGATGCCGGTTTGAGCGATGCGCTGAACCTGCTGCTGGGCAAAGACCTGAAGAAAAAGCTGTACGACCTCCACCGCGATGAGGACGGCATTGTCGATGGCGAGGCTGTTGCCAACGACTTTGTGCAGATCCTGCTGGATTACAAAGCGGGAAAAAACTCCTGACCCTGGCCCGGATGGCAGCGCTGGCCCCGGATGAGCTGTTGTGCGACATGGCGGAAACCTACCATGTACTGGACTGGCGCGCCCTGGGGCTGCCGCTGGCGGCCACCCTGGCCGGGGGCCTGCGGGAGACAAGCCGCACCTGCATGGCGCTGAACCATGCCCCGATAACGACCGACACGCTGCTGCTGGGTGCCATGGCTGACAGTTTGCAGCTGCTGGTTTGGCTGAAAACCAAAGATGCCCAGCACGGCCGCAACCGCCCCGCGCCGGTGATGGATACCCTGCTGGGCACGGCCCGCCGCCGCAAGGTGACCGGCTTTGCCACGGCTGCCGAGTTTGAAGCGGCCAAAGCAGAAATTTTGAAGGGAGGCTGATGCCATGGCAAGCAAAACCGAACTGGCGAAAGCCTATGTTGAGATCATCCCCTCGGCCACCGGCATCGGCGGCAAGATCAGTGAAGCGCTGGGCGGGAAAGTAACCGCTGCGGGTGCTACTGCCGGGCAGAGCCTGGGCAAGAGCCTGATCGGCGCAGTGGGCAAGATCCTTGCGGCAGCGGGCATCGGCAAGATGCTGCAGGCTGCCTTTACCGAGGGCAGCGCCTTTGAGACGGCGGTTGCCAAGGTGGGAACCATTGCTGATACCACCAAAGTGCCCATTGGGGAGCTGAAAGAGCAGATCACTGACCTTTCCGGCACGATGGGCATTGCGGCGGGTGACCTGGCCGAGGCCACCTACCAGGCCATCAGTGCCGGGCAAGATACCGGCGATGCCGTAGCCTTTGCGGGGCAGGCGGCTAAGCTGGCTGCTGCGGGCTTTACCAGCAGTTCCTCGGCGGTCGACATCCTGACCACGGCGTTGAACGCCTACGGCCTGGGTGCCGACAAAGCGACCCATGTTTCGGACGTGCTGCTGACCACCCAGAACCTGGGCAAAACCAGCGTAGACGAACTTTCGGCCAGCATGGGCCGGGTCATCCCGCTGGCGGCAGCCTACAAGGTGAACGTGGAAAACCTGTCCAGCGGCCTGGCCATTATGACGGCCAACGGTATTGCTACCGCCGAGGCCACCACCTATACCAAGTCCATGCTGAACGAGTTGGGCGACACCGGCTCGACCGTGGGCAAGATCCTGCAAAAAGAGACCGGCCAGGGCTTTGCCGAGCTGATGGACAGCGGCCAGAGCCTGGGCGACGTGCTGCAGGTGCTGTATGACAGCGTGGGCGGCGATGCCACCAAGTTTGCGGCCCTGTGGTCCAGCGTGGAAGCCGGTACGGGTGCGCTTTCGCTGGCCAATTCCGGCGCGGAGAAGTTCAACGATGTGCTGGCCCAGATGGAGAACAGCAGCGGTGCGACCGAGACGGCCTACACCACCATGACCGACACGATGGCTCACCGGATGGAGAGCCTGAAAACCAACGCTGCCAACCTGGGCATTGCGCTGTTTGATTCGGTCAGCGGCAAGCTGGGCGCAGCTGTGAGCCTGGCCAGCGGCTACCTGCAGACCCTTACGGATGGCTTTACCAGCGGCGGCTTTGCCGGTCTGGCCGAGGGGCTGGGCAGCATTTTCACCGACCTGACCACCAACGTAGGGCCGCAGCTGCTGCAAAGCGGCATCGACCTGATGACCCAGCTGGGGCAAGGAATGGTTACGGGCATCCCGCAATTGCTGGCACAGGCGCTGCCCATTGCGGCCAACCTGGCCAGCGGGCTGCGCGCCAATGCGGGGCAGCTGGTAGACACCGGCATCCAGTTCATCCTGAACATGGCGCAGGGGCTGATCAACGGCCTGCCGACCATGATCACCTACATACCCGGCATTGTGACCGATATTGCAGGCATCATCAACGACAACGCGCCCAAACTACTGGAAGCGGGGGTAAAGCTGATCGGTATGCTGGGTATGGGACTGATCCAGGCTGTGCCAACGCTGGTGGCGAACATTCCGCAAATTTTGCTGGCTGTTGCCAATGTCATTACCGCCTTTAACTGGATCGAACTGGGCGGCAGCGTCATCAAGCTGCTGGGCAGCGGCATCCAGGGCATGGGCGGCGCACTGAAATCCGGCTTCACCTCGGTAATGCAGGGCGGTATCAGCTACATCAAGAGCCTGCCCGCTAAGTTTATCGGCTGGGGCAAGGATATGATCATGGGGCTGGTCAAGGGCATTATCGGCTCCATCGGGGCCGTAGTCGGGGCCGTGAAAAACGTAGCCTCGGCGATTGCCTCCTACATGCACTTTTCCCGCCCGGACATCGGCCCGCTGCGGATGTATGAGCGCTGGATGCCTGATTTTATGGCCGGGCTTTCCCGCGGCATTACCGACAACCTGTGGATGGTCGAGGATGCGGCGGATAGGCTTTCGGGCGCGACGGCCGAGCCGATGCAAGTAGCTGTGGCCGGTACACTGCGCAGCAACAACCGCTTTGGCAACACTGCCGATACCTGGCAGCCGGGCGGTATGACCGTAAACCTGAACAACGAGTTCTACACTCACGACAGCCTGTCCGAATCGGAACTGACGCGGGAGGCGGAATCCATGGCCCAGCGTTTGAAATGGGCTATCCCGTAAGGAGGTGCGCATGGCAAGGACCGTGCCTGTATATGCTTTTCAGGCGGCGGACGGCAGCACCATCCGCTTTGCCGTGGACAGCGATCTCTGGATCACGAACCTGACCGGCGATGACGGCCTGGACGTGGAAATGACCGAGCAGCAATCCACCGGGCAGACCGGCAAAACCATCACGGGGCAATCCGTAGGCAGCCGCAGCCTGACCGTGACCGGCAGCATCCTGCGGGACCTGGATGCCAACGAGGCGCTGCTGAAGCGGCTCATCCGCCCCAAAGAGGCCGCCCGCTGGCTGAAAACCGTGGGCGATACCACCTGGTATCTGGATGTGCTGCCCGCCCATACCCCGGATGTGAGCGGCGGGGAACACCTTTTGAACTTTCAGTTTAAACTGAAAGCAGCGTACCCCTACTGGCGCACCGTGGAAACGGCAGCCACCATGCTGGGCGGCCTGGAGGGCAGCTGGTTCCCGACCCCTGTCTCGACCGCCGGCAGCTGGTACATCAGCAAATACAAAAAAGATGTGTACACTACCGTGGTGAATAGCGGCAGCACCGAGACCGAGTTTGTGCTGACCCTGACCGCTGCGGCCCGCGTGAAGAACCCGATGCTGTGGCACAACGGCAAGCGCAGCTACCTGAAACTGAACAAGGAAATGCTGCCCGGTGAATCGGCCATCATCTCCACGGTGGATGGTTCCCGTGGCTGCACCTACCGCCAGAGCGATGGTACTGAGGTAAACGGGTTCCGTTGGCTGGACTACGACAGCGACCTGTGGATGACGCTGGACCCCGGCGACAATGTGCTGCGCCTGACGGCCGACGAGGGCCGCGAAAACCTGACCGCCACAGTGACGGCACCTAAGGGGGTGGCGGCCGGTGTCTGACGCTTTACGCCTGTATGTGTACCAGAACGGGGAGCGCGTAGGCATGGTGGACAGCGCTAGCAGCCTGCAGTGGGCCCCGGCCTTTGCCGATGTGGGCGAGATCAAGCTGGTGTGCGGCGCTACCGCCACCAACCGCGCCATGCTGGTGCAGGGGGCCGTGCTGTACAACCCGGACACCCCCGGCCTGGCCGCGCTGATCGTAGCCACGGAACTGGACAGCGATGCCCGCAAGCTGACCGTGCGGGGCAAGTTTACCCTGCAGCGGTTCGCCCAGCGGATAGCCAAGGGCAAGACCACCGTGACCGATGCAGCCGCAGGGCTGCTGGACCTGTGCCGTGCCAACCTGCGCGAGCTGGAAGTGGCCTTGCCGGATGCCGCTGATTTTACTGCCCCCTGTGAGGCAGTGGACCTGGAATGGGTGACCTGCCTGGATGCCATGACCCAGCTGGCCGAGACCGGCGGGTTTGGCCTGCGCTGCGCCTTTGACCCGGCCACCGGCAGTGAAACGCTGGAACTTTTGCAGGGCAAGGACCGCAGCGCACCGGGGAGCGATTTGTACATGGGCTACTTTTCGACCCGGATGCAGAACCTTTCCAGCCCAACCTATACCGAGGATGCCAGCGACTACGCCAATGTGGTGCTGTGCGGCGGCGAGGAACCCAGCGAGGGGGACAGCTTTACCCGGTATTTTTGCGAGGTAGGGGACATCACAGCCGCCGGCAATGCCCGGCACGAGCTGTGGGTGGACGGCAGCAGCGTAAAGCACAAATACACCGTGCAGAACGCGGACGGCAGCACCACCGAGAAAACCTACACCGAAACCGAATACCAGACCGCCGTGCAGAACTATGCCCGCGCAGCTCTGGCCAATCACCTGGGGACCCGGCAGCTGAAATGCACCGCCGCCGACAGCCAGATGATCTACGGCCAGGACTACGCCCTGGGCGATATTGTGCCGGTGCGGGTGGAGGAGATCGGCCTGGAAGCCACCGCGCGGGTGGCCAGCATCAAGATCATCTACGAAAGCACCGGGCGCAGCCTTTGCCCTGTGTTTGACAACTTTACCTTTAAAAAGGAGTGATGTGCTTTGACCGAGCTTATCTGCTGGCCGCTGGACAATAAGCAGTATACCAGCGTGGCGCTGGGCGCAGCCTATGCGGCCCGTAGCCGCGGCGTGCTGAACGCCGACAGCTTTGCCGCCAAAACCAACGGCAACAATACGGTCACTGTGGGCAAGGGCGTGGGCTGCATCCACGTGAGCGATCAGTGGGCGGCGTTCCCGTTCAGCCAGGGCGATGTGACCCTGACCTTTGAGGATGCCGACGGCGTGAATCCCCGTTGGGATGCCATTGCCCTGGTGTACGACAAAAACGCCAACACCGCAGGTCTGGAAGTGCGCAAGGGTACGGCCTCGGCCAGCCCCACGCTGCCCAGCCTGCGGCGCAGTGACGACTATGACGAGATCTTCCTGTACCGGGTGACCCGGCCCACCGGCGCTACTAAGATCAGCGCCGACAACGTGGTAGACCTGCGGCTGGATGGCAGCGTCTGCGGCCTGATGCGGGATACCATCGACGCGGTAGACACCAGCGTGATGGAAGCCGCCTTTGAAGCGTTTTTGCAGAAAATCGAAGCCGAACTGAACCAGCTGAACGCCGGAACCTCGGCCATGATGCGAGCGACCTATGACCCGCAGGGGCGGCAGACCGATATTTTCAAGGCGATCGATGGTACGGCTGCCATGTACACCGCCAAGCTGACGCTGAATGGGTGGACGGCCTGCACCGGCTACGAACCTTACAGTGGCTTTTCCTATAAGCAGACGGCCACGCTGGTGCCGGACAATAGCGGTGCACCAACAGTAACCGCCGACAGTACCTTTACAAGCGGAATCCAGTTTATCAAGACAGGCGTTATCGCTACGGATGAGATTTTGGGCGAAGTCCAGGATATTATCAATGAAGGATTGGCTGTGAGCGGTTACAGTTCAGTGACAGTGTATGTACAGGAAAAGCCAACGGCGGAAATCAACGCACGGTGGCAAATCACGACCTGATGGAGGTTTAGCATGAAACATTCGTTCGTATGTAGTTTTACCCACCCCCCGTAAGAAATCTGCGGCATGTGCTGCGCGGGGTGGCTGCTGATGGGAGTAGCACCGAGGATTCCGGGTGGCGGAGGCAGCCATTTTAAAAGCCTTATTCCTGTCATGACGGCCAACAGCCAGAATGGGTATATCGTATCTGCATCAAACAAGCTCGATGGAGAGCCTTACTATGCATTTGATGGAAACTGCAAAATCAAAAACTGGGCCGAAACAAACGGCGGAACGCAGTATGTTTTTGCTTCTGGAAAAAGCGGATATTTCCAAATCCAGTTTCCATCAGCCACAGAAGTTACTGGTACGATTGTTGTTGGCCCAAATTACAACAAAGCAGGCGTCCGCATTGGCGGCTGCATAGGGCTTTCCTATTTCGATGACGGAAGTAATTTTGTATACACACCCAGCCATATCGTTATGATTCCGGGGAATGCCGGTGATGAAAAAGCAATTAGCGAACACCTGAAATCTGTAAAGGGTTGTGCAAAATCCGCTGTTGGTGCGCACAAATACTGGCGCTTAGACTTTGCTGTATGGCAAGAATTTATCGGTATCAATCAAATCGTACTTTTTTAGCAACGAAAGCGAGTGATTTTATGGGAATGTCACCGAGGGCTCCGGGAGGGAGCAAAACCAACTTGGAATATATGGGCGCTCTCACGCAAGACGGCAACACGGGTGATATGGACAAAAGCATTACCTGTAAAGGCCATACGACCTATTTTGTGTTTGCTGGCATCGCCGATACAAGTCATAGCGGAGCTACCGTAACAGCCTCAAGCGGTGATGTCAGCAGAGCTTTTTTGGATACCGCATCTGTGTATAGTTCGTATCTCAACAAGAATGTTGATGCTGCTCCGAATATGGTTGCGTGGAAAATCGAAAATTGCAAAAAAGGTGATACCACAATTAAAGTCAAATGCAAAGGTTACGTTTGGCTTGCCTTTTTTGTGTATGGCGTTTAATGCGGAGGTACCCCATGAAAATCTACGACGAAATCACTAACGAGGAACTGACCGCGCCCGACCTGTCCGCGGGCTGCCTCTACACCGCCAGGCGGGTTGCCGAGCATGTGCCGGAGAGCCGGGAAGTGATGCAGGGCACGGTCACCGAGGATAACCCGGAGGGCCTTGCGCACATCATCTCTGGCTACGATGTGTACGAGGACTGCCAGCTGTACCACCGCTACACCGTGGCCGAACTGGCCGAGCGGCAGCAGGCGGAGATCGAGGCGAGCACCATTGTGCTGGACGATGCGACCAAACTCTCCCTGATGTTGGCCGAGATCCCCACCGAGGCCAAGCCCACCATGCCCCCGAAGCTGGGCTACAAGTGGGTGCCGACCTACAGCGGCACGGCGGGTTTTACGTGGGAACTGCAGGAAGACCCCAACGCCTACGGAACCCACGACCGCCCGCTGTACTGGGTGGACGGCATGACCGTCTGCACCGGCTACTACTACACCGACGGCGACAAACTGTACGTGGCCCTGCAGGACGGCGCGGCCCCGGCGCTGACCGATACCGAGTGGTTCGAGGTGGTGTGATATGTATCGCGGTACGACCCCGACCTTTACCTTTACGCTGCCCATCGAGTGCGAGACCATCTCCAAACTGTCCGTTGCGTTCAAACAGGGCGGCGAGCTGCTGTTTGAGCGCGGCCTGCCGGACGTGACGATGTCCGGTAATGTACTTTCCTGCACATTGACCGAGGAGGAAACGCTGCAGCTTCGCGGGGACACGGAACTGCAAATTCAGCTGCGCGTTGGCGTTGGATCTGCCCGCATGGCTTCACAGGTGTTCCGTGTGCAGGTCAGCCAGATTCTGAAAGATGGTGTGCTTACATGACGTTAGACGTACAGTTTGCCGCACCCTCCGCCTTTGTGGTGGAGTTTGGCACCGATGCCGATCTGGCCGCCGACCTGGGGCAGACCACCATTTTATCCACCGCGCCGCAGTACAAGGGCGAGACCACCGTGACCCCGCGCACCTACGAGGAGACCCGCCTGGAAACCAAAGACAAGCTGATGCCGGACGATGTGACCGTGCGAAAGATTCCCCGGTACGAGGTCTCCAACGATTGCGGCGGCGTGACCCTGATTATGGGAGATGAGTATTTCAATGGCTAACCAATATGTAAATAAGGTCATCATCGGCAAGGAGGTCAAACTCGACCTGACCGCCGACAGCGTGACCCCGGACAAGCTGGCCAAGGGCATTACCGCCCACGATAAGACCGGCGCACCCATCACCGGCACCAGCACTAAGGACGTGGATTCCACGGACGCTACGGCTGCGGTGGCCGAGGTGCTGGACGGCAAGACGTTCTACGCACGTGGTGCCAAGATGACCGGCACGATGCCCAACAACGGGGCCGTAGCCGGGAAAATCACCCAAAAGGACGGCAAGTACACCATCCCCATGGGCTTCCACGATGGCAGCGGCAGCGCCGCCATCGATGAGACCGAGCAGGCCAAGCTGGTGCCTGCCAACATCCGCGAGGGTGTCACCATCCTGGGCGTAGAGGGTTCCATGTCCTCCTCCGAGGGCATGAAGCCCCAGGCCAAGAGCGTGACCCCGACCTTTGAGCAGCAGACCGTCTTGCCGGACAGCGACTACAACTGCCTGTCGCAGGTCACGGTGGCGGCCATCCCGACCAACTACGTGGACAACGCCGCCGGCGGCCAGACCCTGACGGTGGGAGGCTAACCATGGCGGTGAACAAGGTGGTGCTGGGCAGTGAGACCCTGCTGGATCTGACCGGGGACACCGTGACCAGGGACACCCTGCTGGCCGGGCGGAGCGCCCACAATGCGGCCGGGGAACAGATCGAGGGCGAATATACGCCCCCGGATGTGTTCACCGGGGCTAGTGCCGAGGGCGCGGGCACATCCGGCCTGGTACCGCCACCCGCTGCCGGGGACGAAAAGAAGTACCTGTGCGGCGATGGCAGCTGGGCCACGCCAGAAGCGCAGACGATAATTAAAATTTGCAGGTGGTGAGAATATGCCCGTTTACTTAGGCGACAAGAAAGTCAGTATTTTTGCGGGGGCTGGCGCTGCCAAGCTGCAGAAAAAGACGGTCACGCCGACCGAGAGCCAGCAAACCGTAACCCCAGACACCGGCTACGATGGCATGAGCCAGGTCACGGTGGAAGCCGTGCCCGCGGGGTACATTGGCAGCGGTGTCACCAAAAAGGCGGCGGCGACCTATACCCCGAAAAGCACCGACCAGGTCATTGCAGCTGGGCAGTATTTGTCCGGGACGCAAACCATTAAAGGCGATGCCAACCTCGTTGGCGGCAATATTCTGGCAGGCAAGTCCATCTTTGGGGTAGCGGGGACCGTTGTCATCCAGAAATACTACATCGGTAGTTCCGAGCCCAGTTCTTCGACCGGCAGCAATGGCGATTTGTATTTGCAGACTGGGGGCTAATGTATGGCAAGTGTAACATTGGTTCCTGCAGGATATGATGGCCAACGCTCATCGTATATTTCGGTAGATGCGTCTTATCCGCTTTCAAATGGCCTCACCAGCGCAAGTAGTGACACCTTTGCGGTGCTAAACCTGAACAAAGGTGGTGGTGCGGTTTCTAATCTGGCAGTCAAATTTGATGTGTCAAAGATTCCGACAGATGCCAAGATCAATTCTATCTCTTGTAAGATAAAGGCCAGCATCTCGAATGCGTCACCGTATATTTTGAGCGGTGTTGCACAGTTGTATTGCGGCACGGCCGGGTTGAGCGGCGAAATTGAGTTGGGAACATCCCCGGTGGCTCAGACTTTTAACGATACCGGCTGGTGGGATCGTGAGAGCCTGGACGAGCTTATCTTGCTGATTACCTGTACACGCGGCTCGCTAGCCGCAAACAACAGCCATACTTTGCGTTTTTACGGCGCTGATCTGACTGTAGACTACACTGGCGGCAGCACTGGGCCAACCGAGCAGCTGATGCTGAAACAAAACGGTGCCTGGGGAGCCGTTTCCAAGGTTTACAAAAAGGTCAACGGTTTGTGGGTGGAGCAGAGTGACCTTGCAGGCCTGTTTGATACCCAGACCAATTATGTAAAGGGGTGAGGAAATGGCAAAAACAACCGTTACGGTCGGCGAATTTATCTTGAACGTTCTGTCCGCCGAACAGTATGCAGCGGCGGCCAAGGCGGGCGAGATCGACCCTAACCAGATGTACCTTACCCCCGAAAAGCAGCTTGTGGTTGCCGTCAGCGAGGACGAATACGAGGCCATGAAGGCTGCCGGTACGCTGGACGATGACGTCCTCTACGTTACGCCGGTGACCGAGCAGACCACCATCCCCGAGGCTACCGAGACCACCGCGGGCCTGATGCCGCCTGCCTCTATGAAGAAGCTGAACGGCATTGACGAGGGCGCGAACAAGTACACCCATCCGTCGCATACCGCCCGGGCCAGTGGCCTGTACAAAATCACCGTGGACAGCCTAGGGCATGTCACCGCTGTTGCGAAAGTGGAAAAGACCGACATCACCGCCCTGGGCATTCCGGGTTCCGACACGACTTATAGCCTGGCCTCGGCCTACAACAACGGCCTGATGAGCCCGGCCCAGTATTCCAAACTGAGCGGCATTGAATCGGAGGCCAACAAAACCACGGTCGATGCCGCGCTGTCCGGCAGCAGCGCTAACCCGGTGCAGAACAAAGTCCTCTACGTTGCCCTGCCTTGGGAGTATTACGCCACCTTTTATGTGGACAGCTGGACGACCGCCTCCACGGATGAGCAAGCCCAGGGCTTTGCCTACAAGCAGACCGTGTACCCCTCGAAGAAGATCTCGGTCGCGCCGACCCTGACCGCCAACAGCATGTTTTTGAGCCTCGGCTCGACCAACAAGACCAACGTATTTGCCACCGATGTGATCCTCGCCGATTCGATGGACAAGATCAACGCGGGTCTGGTCTACACCGGGGCAGGCACTATCACGGCATTGGTAGAAGAAAAGCCCAGTTCGGACGTTGTCATGAACTGGTGGCTGAGAACATAAAAAAGGAGTTTTCAAATGAGATTATCGAATGGTGAAGTTTTACTCCGCTGGCCGCTGGATCAGCACATTTTGACCCAGGGCTGGCACTACAACAACGGCCGCAGCCATAACGGCATCGACCTGCGCACCCAGATCGGCAACACCGCCGTGCGCCCGGTCTACGCGGCAGAGGACGGCACGGTGTCGGCCACCCAGCTGTGGGACGGCCACACCATCGACGAGCGCAGCCTGCAGAGCTACGGCAACTATGTGGACATCCGCCACGCCGACTACAAGCAGCAGAGCCTTGTCACTCGCTACGCCCACCTGTTCAAGTTCATTGTTGCCAAGGGCGAAAAGGTCAAGGAGGGCCAGCTGATCGGCTACAGCGGTGCCACCGGCAACGTTTTTGGCGCGCACCTGCACTTCGAGGTCCTGCTGGGCGGCAAGCGCACCAACCCGCTGACCTGGCTGGATGATGACTTCACCACCGCCAGCAGAAGCGTCTACACCTACGGTCCCGGTGAGCATGCGGTCGAGCGCCCGGCCGAGGACAAGCCTGCCGCCTCCACGCTGCAGACCATCTGTGCCAGCAACCTGACCAACGCCCAGGCCATGGCGGTGTTCAGCCTTGCGATCCAGCTGCAGCTGGTGGCCATGCGGCTGTACTGGGCAGAATTCAGTGATGCCGAGATGGCGCACCAGAACATCGAGGTCGGCCCCATCACCCAGGGTGATGCCAAGGCCGTGTTGGACAAGCTGTCCGCCGTAGGTGCCAAGGGCACCGCGCAGGCAGCGTGAACGAAAGGATCAAACCATGAAAGACGACAACATTTTCCTGTGGGTCAAGGCGGTGATCGCTGCCGCCTGCGGTGCCTTTACCGCGGCATTCGGCTGGCAGGGCTGGCTGGTGGTGGCCTGGGCTGCCTGCATGGTGCTGGATTGGCTCTCCGGCAGCGCGGCGGCCGCCAGCAGGGGAGAGTGGGACAGTTCTGTGGCCAGAGACGGCATCTGGCACAAGGCCGGTATGATCGTGGTAGTTTGCGTGGCTGCACTGACCGATGCGGTTCTCAGCATCGCGGTCGAAAACCTGCCCGGCCTGGGCATTACGTACCAGAATCTGATTCTGCCGGTGGTGTTGGTGTGGTACATTTTTACCGAACTCGGCTCTATCGCCGAGAACGCCGCCCGCATGGGGGCCGATGTGCCTGACGGGCTGCTAAAGCTGCTGGCAGCGGGAAAGAAGGCCGCGGAGCGGCAGACTAAGGACGACGAGGAATAAGAGATGCGGCGGGCTACCCGATGAGGGCGGCCCGCCGCTTTTTTGGTGAATTTCATGGAGAAAACCGCACTCAAAAACGCACCAGCGTACCTATAAAGTGGACGCAAAAAGTGTATAGCACCCAGGTTGCACCAGAATAAATATACAACGTGAAACGCTATGAATCATCACGAAACAAAAGAAAAACCGCTAAGCTATGCAGCTTAACGGCTTTTTGTTGGTGTATCACCAATATTCATTTTGGAGCGGGATACGAGTCTCGAAGCCTATTTTTTGACCGTATCACCGCTGTGTATAAGGCAATTGCACCCGAAAAGCGTTTATTTTTCTTTTTTATTGTGTTATAATTCGGACTTTCAAAATTGTATCATGCGGCGCATTTACAGTAACGCATCCAGGCGCTTACGAGCATCTTCCAGCATTTGGGGCTTGAGGGCCATGTAGACCTCGTGGATCATCTTTGCATTGGCGTGACCCACCAGCTGTATTGCAATTTCCTCCGGCACACCAGCCATGGCCAGCATGCAGACGTACTCATGGCGGAACTGGTGACCGCAGACAGGGACGCGCCAAGTGCTGTACTTCACAACCTCGCTGTGACCGCGGCGGTACACGCGCTTGGTGTGAACAACTTCCTCGCCCACGCCGTACTTGCGCCAGAAGCGCTGCCACATCGTTTCGTATTTTTTCAGTGTGATTGGCTTGGTGTCCAACCCGATGATGTAGGTGTCCGGCGGCAGGTGGCGGATTGGCTCCAATGCCTCGGCCAGCATGGAGAGCAGGGGAACTTTGCGGATGCCTGCGGGGGTCTTGGTGTAGTCTCGCATGTGTGGCGCGTTGTTAATGTGCTCCACGGATTTGTAGATGTGGATGACCCGCTTTTTAAAGTCGATGTCCTTCAGCTGGATGCCCAGCATCTCGCCGCGGCGCTCTCCCGTGCAAAGGTACGCCACCGGCAGCAGCGCATCCGGGTCCAGGTAGTGATCCTTGACGATCTGCACTTGCGCCTCGGTAGGCGGTGGACGCTTGCTGCGGGGCAGGCCGCGGGGCATCCGGGTCTGCACTGCAGGGTTGCAGTCACCGCGCCACTTGGGACTGTCAATCCAGAACTGATAGATGTTGTTGATGACGGTTTTCTGATTGCTAACGGTCGAAGCGGAACAGCCCTCGAAAACAGGGGAGCGCAGGAACTCGGCGATCATGTAGGGCTGGATCTCCCGCATGCGGTACTCACCCAGAGCCTCCCGGGCGCGGCGGATATTGGGCATGTAGCTGCGCCGGGTACCCTCTTTCATCTTTTCCACAATTGCCTGGTACTCGTCTGACACGACAGAGAACAGCGGCCCAGAATCGCGGGTAATGATACGCTGGCGCTCCTGCTCCTCGTATTCTTCCTGGGCTTTCTGGATGTCGGCCCACACCTTGGCCGGGTCCTTGGCGGTGAAAGTCCGCCGTTTGTCGCCGATCAGTTCATTGCGTTGGTAGCGGCCATCCTTGCGCAGGATAAGCCCTGCTGTGATTTTGCGACGCATATTTTACCTCCTTCAGGGTACACTTTGACAAGCCTGCCCGAAGGTGGTACAATACGAATGTCGGGTCGTTTGTTCCACCTGTTGGGCAAGCTGATCTATCAAAACGCTCCATGATTGCCGTCATGGGGCGTTTTTTCTTTTTTATGCAATCCACTCTTTTAAGTGCTTATCCCTCGCAGACCAAGGGACACATTTGATTCCATATTCCGTCAATGCGGAAACGCTGGCGGGAGGAATACTTTTGTCGCTATCATTCACAATAGAAGTATTATAGAAATTTGCAATGTTAATTAGCGTTTCGGAATTCGGCTCGCGTGTGCCCTTTTCGTAATTCACATAAGTGGTATAGGGCATTTCCAGGGCGCGCGCTGCATCTTTCATACTTATCCCGCGTTCCTGCCGTAATTCTTGCATTCGGTTCATTATACGAACCTCCTTTTACTCTATATGTATATTATAATACACAAAATGAGTAGTAGGTCAACTACAAAGCGCAAAAAATACTCAAAATGGGCATAGTGCACAATTTGCATCAACTCATTTTGAGCATTTTTTGTCTTTACAAATACCCAAAACGGGTATATTATAGTTGCAGTTACTCAAAACGAGCAACGCAAAAGTGAAAGGAGGTAATAGCAATGCCTTATCCCAACATAAATGCCGAGCGAAGTCGCATGGGATTGACCATTGAAGAATTGGCTAAAAGGCTTGGCGTAACTCGTAAGACCGTTTATAACTGGATGGCTCACGGGAACATTCCCCAATCAAAACTTGAAGCCATGTCGAGCCTTTTCAACTGTTCTATTGACTATCTGCTCAAGAAAAATCCTTAAGCCACCCCACCCGTCCCATGCTTCGGACTACCAACGCAAAAAGGAGGTGAACAGTATGGGTGATTTCTATTGGGCCGTTTTGATGGGTTTGGCTTTCGTTGGCACTTGGTTTATTCTTTCGACCATTTTGCTGCATTGATCAACGCAAAGGGCAAACCAAAAACGCCTACGACTATCGGCACTGCATTCCAAACCGTGAGTTGCGCCTCTGTATTCGTTGCGTTCCAATACACCTCCATCAGGAGTGTGTACAATCCACAGAGGAACCACACCATATCAACAATCAGCGCGACCCACCCCTTTATTTTTTCGTTTCGCGCCGTAGTTGCTGTATATCTCTTATCAATCTTTGAATCATCGTATGGATACCCCAATTTCTTCCTGTACCAGTTTGCGTAGGCATCAGTTATCTTGTACAGATTCTGCATGATTTCATCGCGTTCGTCATCATCCGCAGAAAGGACATGCTGCATCTCCTCCGCCAGTACCGGGGGAATTAATACTTGCTTACCGTTGAAAAGTTCTAAAATGATTTTTTCCTGCTCCGGCCAAGTATATCTGTTCAAATTGTTAAGGGTATTCAAAAGCGGCACAAGGACTTCCAAAAGTGTTTTTGTCTGAATGCTTCTTTGCGGCAAGATGGATTGGTCTACATATTTCTTAGCTTGAAATCCTATCCATGCAACTAAAATGGCTGAGAAAGCCGTAATAAATGTATTTACAGTTGAAACTTCCATTTCAATCAACATCCTTTCTGCCCCTATTCTACCACGGCAGAAATACAAATCACAAGGAGGATTCCACATGCCCCGCGAAAAGCCTTTGTACCACGACACACTGTCCAGCGTACGCGCCCGCGCCACCGAACTGTTCCCCGGCGAACTGCTGTTTGGCCCGACCAAGGTTGCAAAGATCCTGGGCCGCAGCCGCGCCTGGGTATATCGACACTACGGCAGTTTCAACAGCATGACCGTTGAGCAGATCGCAAGCCTGATTTGCTGAACCACGAAAGGAGAAACATTATGCCCACAAACAAAGAGGCCGCACGGGTGTTGGCGCACCCGAACGGCCAGAGATGTGAACTCACGCAAATCCACAATCATATTTTACTGCATGCCGTGCGTTTTGGCAAGGTCTTTTGCAAGACATGCGCGGTGATGCTGGTCCTGCTGGGGCTGGCCGCGCTGGCAGCCTTGCCCACGGCCACCGTCTCGGCAGTGCTGACGCTGATCGGTGCCATCGCCGCCCTGAACTGGGTCTGCGGCGCATGGTTTACGCTATGCGAGATGGAGGTGGCCTTATGCGCGGCATTCTGATCGACCCCGGCTGCGCGCCGGAGATCCGCAAGCTGCCCAACACCGCCCAGGGGCTGAATGCCTTCCTGGGCGGGGAAGTGCAGATCTACCGCTTCGGCAGCGTGTTTGCGGCGCTGGTCTACACCCACCAGGCGCACCAGGCTATGCCCAACCGGCACTACATTGACCGCTGGTACTACGGGCGGCTGTGCATTGTAGGCTGGCGCAATAACCGCATGACCGACCTGCCCGCCGACCTGGCCGAGGAGCTTTGCCGCCGCTGGGCGGATGCGGAGGTGCAGTTATGATGACAGAAAATGCCATCCGGGATGCTTTTGAGCACAACGACCCGGCCAAATATCAGGACTTTTTTAACTGCCTGCACGACGCTGCCAAAGAGAAGACCACCGCCGAGCTGGGCACACTGACCCGCCGCCTGTTGACCGCAGCCGCCGATGGCGCGCTGCTCTGCATCGGCCACATCAAGGGAGGATTTACAGATGAAGTATGACGGAAAAATCGAAATCAGCTGGAAAGCTGCCAGCGATGATATTACAACCATGGCGCAGGGGCGCGAGGTAGATATGATCGATGCTTTAGCAAAATCGACGGTAGCCATCCTAAAGGATTCGTCTCTGGATGGTTTGCGCGGTAAGGCTCTGTTGAATGTGTACATCGAGTTCCTCACCGACCTGTACAAGAAAAAACTTCCCACGGAATCAACCGCCATAAAGATTCCGCTGGGCTTCACCCAAGGTGGCCACCATGAGTAAGCCCAAACTGGCCGAGGCGGATATGCTGCAGACCGACTGGTACCGCAGCCATGACCTGACGCTGGTAGCCTGCACCCCGCAGGATGTGATCGAGGCGCTGGGCCTGACCGAGGAAGAGATCCCCGCCCGCTACCGGCAGCACACCCAGCCCAACGGCAAGCACTGGGGCTGTGCCCCCTGGGAGGAAGCCCATCCCGAGGAAGCGCAGCGCCTGTACACTCTGATGGACGGCGGCATGAGCGCCACCGAAGCGGCCGCCATCATGGGGCTTTCCAAAGGCCGCACCTATGCCATTTACAAACGAATGAAAGCGAAAGGAACCGCTATGGAGAATAAAGTAGAAAGCCACAAGAAAAAGCCCTCCGCCAAGTACGAGCAGGGGCTGATGGATCTGGAGGATTTCATTACCTGCTTTCAGCCCACCGGCCTGCTGGATGCAGACACCCTGGCCCAGCTGGACAGCACCCGAAAAGAAGCCCGCGGCTTTGTGTTGGGCATGAAGTTTGCGGAGGCCTGCCATGAGTGAAACGAACCTGACCCCGGCAGGGCAGACCGCACCTGCCGAGTTTGACTACAGCGTACTGGACACTGACACAGCCGAAAAGCTGCGCGGCATTACCGAGTGCGTGTGCGAGCTGCAGCAAAGCTACGCCTGGGGCATGGCCTACCAGGTGGGCCGCGCCCATGACCTGCTGTGCGGAGGTGGGAGTTGTCTAACCGTTAGACAACTCGACAAAAAAGCAAACGGAAATCGCGGTGATGCCACATTTACCGCGTGGTGTGATTTTATTGGAATCAGCCGACCAACAGCCTATAACTTATTGAACGCCTATGCCCTGATTTGCGATGCCAGCCCCGAGCAGCAGAAAAACCTGCAGCTGGCCCCGGCCAAGCTGCTGTACGCCGCCGGGAAGAAAGATGCCCCTGCCGACCTGGTGCAGGCCGTCAAGGATGGCGACATTACCACCCACAAGCAGTACCAGGAACTGCTGAAAGAAAATCAGCAGCTGCGCGCTGATCGGGCGAGCGCCCTCAACGCCGCCCAGGCTGCCGAGCACGCCCGCGATGCCGCCCTGGCCGATGTCAACGGTTTGCACGAGCAGAACCGCCAGCTGGCCGCCGACTGCAACCGTCTTGGCCTGCAGGCCGACAAAGCTAACGCCCGCGCCAAAGAGGCCGAGCAGCAGCTGGACGGTGCCCGTCAGGTGGCCGAGGCCGCCAAGATGCGGGCCGACAAATGGCAAAAAGAGGTCGAAGCCGCCAAGGCACAGCCTGTAGCGGCTGTAGTAGATGAGGAAGAGATCGACCGCCGCGCCCACAAGCTGGCCGCCGACCTGACCGCACCCCTGCAGGAAGAACTGGATGCCCTGAAAGCCCGCCCGGCGGCCGAGACCACCGAGGACGACCTGCGCAACGCCTACGACAGCCTTTTGCTGATCGGGCGCAGCATGCAAAACGCCTGGAAGTCGGTAAAGCCGCAGCTGCAAAAGCTGCCGCCGGACACCCGCGCCGGGGCCATCAACCAGCTGAACAACACCTTGACCGAGATCCAGACGGAGGCGATAAAATGTCTGTAACCATTACCGCATTGGAAGCGGAAAACGTAAAACGCATCAAGGCCATTGAGATCACGCCCGCCCCCACGGGGCTGACGCTGGTCGGCGGCAACAACAACCAGGGCAAGACCAGTGTGCTGGATGCCCTGGCATGGGCGCTGGGCGGCGATAAATTCCGCCCGGCGGCCGCTGCCCGGGATGGAGCCATCACGCCGCCCCACCTGAAAGTAACTCTGTCCAACGGCATTGTGGTGGAGCGCCGGGGCAAAAACAGCACCCTGACCGTCACCGACCCCACCGGCCGCCGCGCCGGGCAGCAGTTATTGAACGAATTCGTCGAGGTGCTGGCGCTGGACCTGCCCCGCTTCATGGATGCCAGCGACCGCGACAAAGCCGACACCCTGCTGAAGATCATCGGGGTGGGGGAGCAGCTGACCGCCATGGACCAGCGCATCAAGGCCCTGTATGACAAGCGCACCGCCGTTGGGCAGATCGCCCAGCAGAAAAAAGCCTACGCCGAGGAGATGCTGAGCTACCCCGAGGCCCCCGCCGAGCCGGTCAGCGCGCTGGAACTTATCCAACAGCAGCAGGAAATTTTACTGCGCAACGCCGAGAACCAGCGCCAGCGTGACCGCCTGGCCGAAGTGACCCACACCAAGCACCGCTACGCGGACGAACTGGAGCGGCTGGATGAACGCATCGAAGCCCTGCAAGCCCAGCGCCGGGAACTGAAAGCCAGCTATGATGCTGCCGTGGTGGCCGAGGAAGCCGCCACCAAGACTGTGGCTCAGCTGCAGGACGAATCCACCGCCGCACTGGAGGAGAGCATCCGCAACGTGGAGGACACTAACCGCAAGGTGCGCGCCAACCTGGACAAAGCCCGTGCCGAGGACGACGCCGCCGAGATGTCCGCCCAGTACAGCAAGCTGACCGACCAGATCAACGAGGCCCGCCGCAAGCGCACGGCTCTGCTGGACGGTGCCGACCTGCCGCTGCCGGGCCTGGGGGTCGAGGACGGCTGCCTGACCTACCACGGAAAACGCTGGCGGGACATGAGCGGCAGCGACCAGCTGCGCGTAGCCACCGCCATTGTGCGCCGCCTGAACCCCAACTGCGGCTTTGTGCTGCTGGACAAGCTCGAACAGATGGACCTTGCCACGCTGGCCGAATTTGGCCGCTGGCTGGAAGCAGAGGGTTTGCAGGCCATCGCCACGCGGGTCTCGACCGGCAGCGAGTGCCAGATCATCATCGAGGATGGGCGGGTCAAAGAGGATACCGCAGCTTGTAACACGGTGTTACAAGCTCCCGCAGACACCCCCGCCTGGAAGAGAGGAGCCTTTTAAATGAGTAAGTACGCGATCACCGCCGGCATCCAGAACACGCCGGTCAAAACCGTGCTGTACGGGCCGGAGGGCATCGGCAAAAGCAGCTTTGCCGCCCAGTTCCCGCAGCCGGTGTTCATCGATACCGAGGGCGGCACCAAACGGCTAAATGTTGCCCGCCTGCCCGCGCCCACCAGCTGGGCCATGCTGCTGGACGAGGTGGAGGAAGTGCGCAAGGGCAACGTGCCCTGCAGGACGCTGGTCATCGATACCGCCGATTGGGCCGAGCGCCTTTGCACCGAGGCGGTCTGCGCCAAAGCAAAGGTCAAGGGCATCGAGGATTTTGGCTACGGCAAAGGCTACACCTATTTAAAGGAAGAGTTTAGCCGCCTGTTGGATGCACTGGAGGAAGTGCTGAACACCGGCCGCCATGTGGTGGTGCTGGCCCACGCTGCCATCACCAAGTTTGAACAGCCCGATGCAGTGGGCAACTACGACCGCTGGACGATGAAAACCAGCAAGCAGGTAGCCCCGCTGCTGCGGGAATGGTGCGACATGCTGCTGTTCGCCAACTACAAAACCATCGTGGAAAAATCCGGCAGCGGGCAGAACGCCAAGAACAAGGCCAGCGGTGCCCGCCGGGTGCTGTACACCGCCCACCATGCCTGCTGGGATGCAAAGAACCGCTTTGGCTTGCCGGAGGAAGTGCCCTTTGAATATGCCAGCATTGCCGCCTGCATCGAAGCGGGCAGTGCCCCGGCTGCACCTGCAGCGACCCCTGTACAGCAGCCCAAGCCCGCACCGGCACCTGCCCCTTTGCCTATCCCCGCCGCTGCAACCTGGGAACCGGGCGGCGGCGTGATGGTGGAGGCTGCCGCGCCCGCCGAATCTCCGCAGCAGCAGGTGGAACGCCAGCAGGATGCCGCGAAAGAACGTATCGAGAAAGAGCTGATTGCCGAGCAGGTGCCCGAAAAATTGCGCACCTTGATGCTGAACGACCTGGTCGATTCGGCCACGCTGCGCCACGCCGTATTCCAGCGCGGGTGCTACCCTGAGAACACGCCCATCGCAAATTACGACCCGCAGTTTGTGATGGGCAGCCTGGTGGCTTCCTGGGGCAAATGGCTTGAGTTCATCAACGAAAATTCCGATATTCCGTTTTGATTTTGAAAGGAGAAGTATTTATGTCTTACGAAACTGTTGCTGTAAGCGACCGCGCCTTTGGCTGGGACGATGAGATCAAAAACGATGGCCCCGACTTTGTGCTGCTGCCCGAGGGCGACTATCTGTTCACCGTGACCGCCTTTGAGCGCGCCCGCTATGAGGGCGGCGCAAAGCTGCCGCCCTGCTCGATGGCCAAGCTGACCATCCGCATCCATGGCGGCGACAAGGGCGAGACCAGCGTGACCCACCGCCTGTACCTGCACTCCCGCTGCGAGGGGCTGCTCTGCGCGTTCTTTGAGAGCATCGGCCAGCGCAAACACGGCGAACCGCTGCGCCCGCGCTGGGATGAACTGGTCGGTGCGCAGGGCATGGCCCACGTGGGTGTGCGGGAGTACACCAAACAGAGCGGTCCCAACGCCGGACAAACCGGCCAGGCCAACGAGATCACCCGTTTTCTGCCGCCGCCGGAGCCGACCGCCGCCCCGCAGCAGCCCTGGGCACAGGGGGCGTTTTAAATGGAGCTGCGCCCTTATCAGGAAGCGGCGCGGCAGGCCATCCATACGCAATGGAACAGCGGGGTGCAGCGCACCCTGCTTGTTTTGCCTACGGGCACCGGCAAGACCATCGTGTTTGCCGCCGTTGTGGAGGATGCCGTTCGTGCCGGGCGGCGGGTACTTATTTTAGCCCACCGCGGGGAACTGCTGGACCAGGCCGCCGACAAGATCCGCCGCAGCACGGGCCTGGCCAGCGCTGTGGAAAAAGCCGAGAGCAGCTGCCTGGGCAGCTGGTACCGCGTGGTGGTCGGCAGTGTGCAGAGTTTACAGCGGCCGCAGCGGCTGGAACAGTTCCCGCATGACTACTTCGGCACCATCGTCATTGATGAAGCCCACCACGCCATCACTGACGGCTACCGCCGTGTACTGGATTGGTTCCCCGAAGCCGACGTGCTGGGCGTGACCGCCACGCCGGATCGCGGCGACATGCGCAACCTGGGCGAGGTGTTCGGCAGCCTGGCGTATGAGTACAAGCTGACCGAGGCAATTCGGGATGGATTTTTGTGCCGTATTATGGCCCAGACCCTCCCGCTCAAGCTGGACATTTCGACCGTCGGCATGAGCGGCGGCGACTATGCCGTAGGCGAGTTAGGCGGGGCGCTGGACCCCTACCTTGACCAGATTGCCGCCGAGATGAAGAAGCACTGCCGTGACCGCAAGACCGTGGTGTTTTTGCCGCTCATCAAGACGAGCCAGAAGTTCCGGGATATGCTGAACGCCCACGGCTTTAACGCTGCCGAGGTCAACGGCCAGAGCGCCGACCGCGCCGAGGTACTGGCGGATTTTGAGGCAGGGAAGTACAACGTCCTTTGCAACTCGATGCTGTTGACCGAGGGCTGGGATTGCCCCAGCGCGGATTGCGTGGTGGTGCTGCGGCCCACCAAGGTGCGCAGCCTATACAGCCAGATGGTTGGACGCGGCACGCGGCTGTCCCCCGGCAAGAAAGATTTACTGCTGCTCGATTTTTTGTGGCTGACCGACCGCCACGAGCTGTGCCGCCCCGCAGACCTGATCTGTGAGGACCGCGCCGTGGCCCAGCAGATGACGGATAACCTGGCCGCGGCCGCCTGCCCCGAGGATATCGAGGATGCCGCTAAGCAGGCCGGTGAGGACGTTGTGGCCCAGCGGGAGGAAGCCCTTGCCAAGCAGCTGGCCGAACAGCGCCGCAAGCGTGCCCGGCTGGTGGACCCGCTGCAATACGAAATGAGCATCCAGGCCGAGGACCTGACCGGCTACGTGCCCGCCTTTGGCTGGGAGAGCAGCCCGCCCACCGCCGAGCAGCTGACCGCGCTGGAAAAGCTGGGCATCCAGCCCGACGGCGTGGACAGCGCCGGCAAGGCCGGGCTGCTGCTGGACCGCCTGGCCAAGCGCCGGAACGAAGGCCTGACGACGCCCAAGCAGATCCGCTGCCTGGAGCGATACGGCTTTACCCACGTGGGCACCTGGAGTTTTGACGCTGCCAAGAACATGATCGACCGCATTGCTGTTGCCGGGTGGCGCGGCGCACCGCGCGGTATCGACCCCAAAACCTATACGCCGTAAAGGACAAGTATGGAAAACCAAGACCTTTTAGAAGTATTGGACTTTTTGGACCCCGGCACCCTGACCTACGAGGAATGGACCATTGTGGGCATGGGGTTAAAGAAGGCCGGGTACCCGGTGACAAGTTGGGAGCAGTGGAGTGCCCGCGATGGTGGCCGATACCACCGGGGCGAATGTGCCCGCAAATGGGGCAGCTTCCGCGGCAACCCCAACCCCGTTACCGAGAACAGCATCTTTAAACTGGCCCGCGACCATGGCTGGGGTGGCCCCGCCGGGCATGCCCTGGATTGGAACGATGTCATCGATGCCCCTGCCGCCAAGGCCGACGGCCGGGTCGTAGACCCCCACTGGCTGGAAGTGCAGGAATTGGCTATCCCCGCCGATTGGGACCCCGCCGACCAGCTGGTGCGCTATCTGCAAGCATTGTTTGAGCCGGAGGAACATGTTGCTTACGTAACGGAAAGCTATCTGCGGGACGACCGCTATGCCCCCACCAAAGGCTGCTGGGACCGAACCGCCGGGCAGCTGATCGAGGAACTGCGCCACTACCATAACATCCATGCCGTGGTGGGGGATTGCAGCCCCGAGGCCGGTGCCTGGATCTGCTTTAACCCCGTGGACGGCAACGGCCGCAGCAACGACAACGTGACCGACTACCGCTATGCGCTAGTCGAGTGCGACAACATGGAGCTGGAAAAGCAGCAGGCCATCATCCGCCAATTGGAGCTGCCCTGCGCGGCGCTGGTTTACAGCGGCGGCAAAAGCCTGCATGCCATCGTGCGGGTGGGCGCGCCCGATTATGCCGAGTACCGTAAACGGGTGGATTACCTGTATACCGTCTGCCAGAAAAACGGCCTGACGCTGGACCAGCAGAACCGCAACCCCAGCCGCCTGTCCCGCATGCCGGGCATTGTGCGCGGGGGAAAGAAGCAGTATTTGTTGGCAACAAACCTGGGCAAAGCCTGCTGGGAGGAGTGGCGCGATTGGGTGGAAGCCTGCACCGATGACCTACCGGATACTGAGTGCATGGCCGATGTCTGGGGCGCGCTGCCGCCGCTGGCCGACCCGCTAATCGAGAACGTGCTGCGCAAAGGCCACAAGCTGTTGTTGGCTGGCCCCAGCAAGGCAGGCAAGAGTTTCGCGCTGATCGAGTTGTGCATCTGCATTGCCGAGGGCAAGCCCTGGCTGGGACGGTTCAACTGTGCGCGGGGCAAGGTGCTGTACATCAACCTGGAACTGGACCGAGCCTCCTGCCTGCACCGCTTCAAGGATGTGTACGATGCCCTGGGCTATCCGCCCGACCACGTGGGCAGCATCGACGTGTGGAACCTGCGCGGCGCCTCGGTGCCCATGGACAAGCTGGCCCCGCGGCTGATCCGCCGGGCGGCGAAAAAGGGGTATCTGGCCGTGGTGCTGGACCCCATCTACAAAGTCATCACCGGCGACGAGAACAGCGCCGACCAGATGGCCAAGTTCTGCAACCAGTTCGACCTGGTCTGCCGGGAGTTGGAGTGCGCCGTCATCTACTGCCACCACCATTCCAAGGGCTTGCAAGGCGGCAAGAAGTCGATGGACCGCGCCAGTGGTTCCGGCGTGTTCGCCCGCGACCCCGACGCCATGCTGGACATGACCGAACTGACCCCGACCGATGCCATTCGCGACCAGTTGCACAATAAAGCCGCCTGCGCTGCCTGCCGGGAACTGCTGGACACCCACGGCCACGGCGATGCCTACAGCCAGGACGATACTTGCAGCCGCAGCCGGATGCTGGAGATCGCCAAAGAACACCTGGGCCTGGCCGATCTGCGGGCGCTGGATGCCACGATCGCTGACCGTAAGAAGCATGCCGACAGCATGACCGCCTGGCGCATCGAGGGCACGCTGCGCGAATTTGCCCGCTTTGAGCCGGTCAACCTGTGGTTCGACTATCCCATCCACAAGCTGGACACCGGCCTGCTGGAGGATCTACAGCCGGATGCCGACCCGCGCACAACGGGCCGCGCCGGTGCTGCCAAGCGCTGGGGGCAGGGCAAGACCGACAAAACCAAAAAGAGCGGCCAGGAACTTTCGACCGCCTTTGAGGCCTGCACCATGGATGGGGAAGTAACGATCTACGCCATGGCCGAGTACATGGACCTGAAGCCCAGAACCGTAAAAAGCCGCCTGAAAGCCGACGGTGGGTACTGGATCGACGGCGAAAAAGTAGGCCGAAAAGAGCCCGGCAGCAGGGGATAAAATATACATCGTGTATATTTTGCAAAATACATTTCGTTATAATTTTGCAGTTATAGGCCTATAAACGACTGAACGTCACGACTGCAAAATTGCAGTTATAGGCCTATAAACTGCAAAAATGCAGTCCTATATATACTACGTATATATACCCGCACGTTGGTGTGTGGTATCCCTGAACTGTGGGGGCATACCCGCCCCACAGTTTCAGGGTACCCTCCACACACCGTGGCCGAAAAATCAAAAGGAGAAAACGCTATGAATTTTTTTATGCCGATGCGCCCGCCTACGGTGACGCATCACGATAAACAGCTGCATGCTTACATGAAAGGCGGCAAGCCCTGCGCTGTGCTGCACGATACCCCGGAACTGAAAGCCGCACGCGCCAAGCTGCATGCCGCCCTGGCACCTTTTGCCCCCGCGCAGCCGATGACCGGCGCGGTGCAGTTGGTGGTGAAATGGCTGTTCCCGGCCAAGGGACGCCCGAACGGCAGCTGGAAAACCTCGAAGCCCGACACCGACAATCTGGAAAAGGCCTTAAAGGACGAAATGACCCGCCTGCATTTCTGGCGCGATGATGCCCAGGTGTGCAGCGAGGTAGCCGAAAAGTTCTGGGCCGACACGCCGGGCATTTACGTGGAGGTGAGGGAACTGTGAAATGTATGTACGGCCAGCGCAAGCGGGCCCTGCCCTCGGATGTGCGGTCCGCTGCCATCCGGGCAGCACAGGAAATGTTGGCACAGCAGTGCGAGCAGGTCGTGCGCCGCAGCTGGAATGAGATGCTGGTGGCCATGCACCAGGCCGAGCTTTCGCCACGGACCATCCGCCGGGTGACCGAGAAACTGGACAATGTAGTGCTGCCCTATGTGGACGACCTGCGCAACCCGGACGGCGGCCTGAAAAACGCCGGCAACGCCCAGCACGTCCGCGATGGCGACATCTGGGTGCATGAGTACCTGGCTGGGCATGGCATCCCGTGTTATGAGATTGTTGAGGTGGAAACGTGAGCGTGATTTTAACCATCCTCGGCGATATTGTGCTAGGCTGCATGTTTGCGGGGTTCTACGCGCTGGGCGTCTCGGCTGGAAGGGCTGCCACCCGGCAGGAGCCGGAGAACAGCATTGCCATGGAGCACAAGCATGGAGGTGATGCCGATTGACCTACGAGGGAAAGGTCCGCTGGCTGTGGCGCTACCGCGATGCGCTGAAGTTAGAGGTGGAACTGCGGCAGGAATTGGAAGCCCAGCGCGCCCTGGCCTGCAAAACCACGGCTGCCCTGACCGGCATGCCGGGCGGAGGAGGGGACGGCCAGGCGCTGCCCCGTGCGGTGGAAAGCATCGTGGCTGCCCAGCAGGAACTGCAGGCGCAGATCAACCTCTGCGGGGCGACCCGGTGCGAGGTGGTGGCAGTGCTGGACCAGGTTACCGATACGCGGGACCATGAGATTTTGCGCAGGAGGTATCTGCTGGGGCAACGTTTTGAAGAGATAGCTGTGGATATGGTGTTGGAATACCGCTGGGTACGGCGGCTGCATAAGCGGGCAGTAAATATTTTGACCCTCGAAAGCCCCCTGTAAAAGTGGTATAATGATACTGTCAAAAGCCGTAAGGAACGGGAAACCGCCTTGCGGCTTTTGTGTTGCCGGGAGTTGGGCAGCCTCCGGTAGCGATTGCGTCCATAGCGAATCCTCCTATTCTTTATCACAGCTGACAGCCGGGAAAGACTGGCGCTTTTTTGTAGGCGTAGCTTAAGGCAGAGCAGCGGTCTCCAAAACCGCAGGATGAAGGTGCAAGCCCTTCCGCCTGTGCCATCCACTCCACCAGCCCGGAGAAGCTCACACATCCTTTGCTTTTCTCTTCTGTCTGTGTGCTGGCGGGGTGGCTCTTGTAAATAACCACCGGGGGGTGCCTATGGAGAAACGACCGACCGGCAATCCCCGATATGCCAACGGGGCCTTGCGCCGCAAGTACCGCGCCAGACTGCGGGCCATGGGTGGGCCGTGCGGTATCTGTCATGGCAGGCTTGGGCCGATCCATTACGAGGAACCTTCCGATGCCGCGCATCCACTGTCCTTTGTGATCGATGAGATCCATCCTGTATCGAAGTGGCGGCAGTTCGGATATGCTTCGCCCCGCGCTGCGGCCGAGGATTGGGACAACCTGCAGCCTGCGCATTACTTCTGCAACGCGCAAAAGGGCAACAAAACAGGCGTTTTCGGGGCAGATTCGGGGCAAAAAATCACAAAAGCGCCCAAAATCAGCGATGGAAACTGGTAGTGGGGGAGGGTCCCCAGGCCCCCGCGGTGGCGACCCTGCCCCGTCCCAGCGCCGATTTACACACAGGGAGTTTTTGAATGAAGATGAAGAGCGTGACGGCCCGGAACGACCGGCTTTTGCAGCTGAAGGAACTCGCAAAAGTGCTGGCAGGCAGTATCGACAGCTGCAACGACCCCAAGGCGCTGCCGCCTTTGGCCAAACAGTACCGGGAGACCATCCGGGAAATTGAAGAAATCGAGGGAACAAATAACCATGGCGACGAAGTCAGCGACATCCTTGGCGAGCGCGCCGCTGATGGGAAGCCAGGAGCCGTCCGAAAGGATCGCGCCTGAGTACCAGCGGTCGGACGGGCTGGACGCTGCTAAGCTGGTGCGGGTAGGCGGCACTGTGCTGGACCCCTGGCAGGGGGACGTACTGGACGACTGGATGGGGTTTACCCCGGCGGGCAAGTGGGCTGCGCCCACGGCGGGCGGCAGCGTACCGCGCCAGAACGGTAAAAGCCTGCTGATCCAGGCCCGGAGCGAGGCCGGGATGCTGATGTACAACGAGCAGGTCATCTACACCGCCCATCTGCAGAAAACCGCCACCGAGACTTTTGAGGAAATGCGGGACTTTTTCGAGGGGCCGAAGCTGCGGCGCTATGTGGCCGAGATCAAGACGGCCATCGGGCGCGAGCAGATCATCCTGAAGTCCGGCGCGCGCATCAAGTTTCTGGCCCGTACCCGCAACGGCGGCCGCGGCCAGCATGGTGACCTGCTGATCTTTGACGAGGCCCAGGAACTGGACGCGAACCAGCAGGCATCCTTTTTGCCGGCCATCTCGGCCAGCCTGAACCCGCAGACGCTGTACCTGGGCACCCCGCCCGATGAGACCGCCGTGGGTACGGTGTTCCGGGGCATCCGCAGCAAGGCGCTGGAGGGCGAGAGCCGCAAGACCGCCTGGTTCGAGTTTTCTGTGCCGGAGATCGGGGATGTGACCGACAAGCGCCGCTGGGCGGCAACCAACCCGGCGCTGGGGCGGCGCATCCAGCTGACGACCATCGAGGGCGAGGTGGAACAGATGGACCCCGACACCTTTGCCCGGGAACGTCTGGGCTGGTGGAGCCCGGTCACGACCGAACAGCTGGACTACGCTCTGAATAAAACCGCCTGGGAACAGTGCGGCAGCGAGGAGCTGAAACCCGAGGGCAAGACCGCCTACGGGGTAAAGTTCGCCGCCGATGGTTCTGCCGTCTGCCTGTGCGGCGCGGTCATCCCCAAAGAGGGACCTGCCCGTGTTTCGCTGATCGAGATGCGGCCCTCGGGGCAGGGGTACGGCTGGCTGGCCGACTGGCTGAACGTCCGCTATGACCGCGCCAGCTGTGTGGTCATTGACGGGCGCAACGGCGTGGACGTGCTGGTGGAGCGCATCCGCCCCACCTGGAAAGCGAAAAATTCCGTCATCCGCCCCGGCACCAAGGACGTGATCGCGGCGGTGGGCGGATTTACCAACAGCGTGAACGAGCACAGCCTGACCTGGTACCGCCCCCAGACGGTGCTGAACGAGAGCGCCGTGACCGCCATAAAGCGGCCCATCGGCGGCGGGTACGGCTTTGGCGGCGACAACAGCCTGCCGGTGGAAGCCTGTGCCCTGGCCCTTTGGGGCGCAAAAACCTGCAAACGAGACCCGACACGCAAGATGCGCATCGGCTAAAAGGAGAAAAGATGACCGACCTGCATTTTGGCATCATCACGGGGCTGACCCTGGAGGAAAACCGGCAGCTGGCAACGCTGGCCGAGGTGTTCAACTACCACCAGCCCTACAATGAGACCAAAGACAAATACTACGAGGGGCACATCACCCTGAACGATGTAAACATCGGCATTGCGCTGCCCGGCGGCATCAAAAAGCTGGAGGTCGGCTGCAATTGGGGCCAGAAAACCGTGGATGTGCTGGCTGCGCGCAGCATGTTTGACGGTTTTGTAGGCAAAAACACCGAAGCCCTGACCCAGCTGGTGGCCGATAACCGGCTGATTGCTGAATACAGCAAGGCCTGCCGGGATGAGCTGAAATACGGCTGCGTGTTCGCCACGCTGTACGCCGACGATGCCATCGGCTG